TTTTAATATTGATGAATTTAGGCGTTCCGATGCTAAACATAATTGGACATTAGATGAATTAACAAAGTTACCTATTCAATGGTATGGTGGCTCCGACTTATCAAAGATGCATGATTTAACAACAGGAGTTTTATATGGCACATATCATAATGCATATAAAGATGATAAAGAGGAATGGCATGATGTAGATATTATAATTCCTCATGCTTGGTTCCCAATTACAGAAGCACATAAAAAAGCTGATGAAGATGGAATCCCTTTGTTTGGTTGGCAGGATGATGGTTGGCTTGATATGTGTAATAGTCCAACAGTAAATCACGCTGATATTGTTAACTGGTATAAAAAAATGAGGGATTCAAAGTTTAAAATAAAACAGGTTGGACATGATAGAAAGTTTTGTAGAGAATACTTTATTGCAATGAGAAAAGCAGGTTTTAAGATTATAGACCAGCCACAATATTTTTATAAGAAGTCAGAAGGTTTTAGACATATAGAGAAAAAAGCTAAGAATGGCGATTTATATTATATGCATGCAGAGCCTTTTGAGTATTGTCTGCAAAATGTAAAAGCTATTGAAAAAACAGATGATATGATTCAGTATGAAAAGATTGGTGAAAATGACCGTATAGATATTTTTGATGCAGCAGTTTTTGCTTGTGTTAGAAAACTAGAGGACATGGAAAAGGCAAGTAGTGCCACAGGATGGCTAAATGGCAAGAAAGGAACTGATAAGGATGAGTAGAAAAAGAAAAAAACTAACCAAGACTAGAGCAGAACCCATAACAAATTCATTGAGTTATTTTTTATCTACAGATGATACTTTGCGTGTTCAAGGATATACAAGGTTATCGGATAATCCAGAAGTAAGAATTGCAGTAGATAAGATAGCAGATTTAATATCCTCAATGACTATTCATTTAATGGAGAATACTGATAAAGGGGATATAAGAGTTAAGAGTGAATTATCAAGAAAGATTGATATTAATCCATATAGCCTTATGACACGCAAAGCATGGATGTATAACATAGTTTACACAATGCTCTTAAATGGTGATGGTAATAGTGTCGTATATCCTAAAATCAGTAATGATTTGATAGATGAGTTAATTCCCTTGAAGCCGTCCTTGATATCCTTTCAAGATACTAATGATGGCTATATAGTTAGGTATGGCAGTAAATATTATAACTACGATGAAGTATTACATTTTACCATTAATCCAGATCCAGAAAGACCGTATATTGGTAGAGGATACAGAGTAGTTTTAAAAGATATTATCAATAACCTAAAACAAGCCACTGCAACTAAAAAAAGCTTTATGAGTGGTAAATATATGCCTAGCTTAATAGTTAAAGTAGATGCTAATACAGCAGAGCTTTCAAGCCAAGAGGGAAGGGATTCAGTATATGAAAAATATCTTGAATCTTCTGAGGCAGGAAAGCCTTGGATAATACCTGCAGATTTATTAGATGTTGAACAAGTAAAACCATTAAGCCTTAATGATCTAGCGATAAATGATGCAGTACAACTTGATAAAAAGACCGTAGCAGGAATTATTGGAATCCCTGCTTTTTTTCTTGGAGTTGGAGAGTTTAACAAAGAAGAATTTAACTCATGGATCAATACAAAGATACTTCCTATGGCTAAAGGCATAGAGCAGGAGCTTACAAGAAAGCTTTTATACAGTCCATCAATGTATTTTAAGTTTAATCCAAGAAGCTTATATGCTTATGATTTAAAGGAGCTTGCAGATGTTGGTGCTAACTTATTTGTAAGAAGTGTAATGCTAGGAAATGAGGTTAGAGATTGGATAGGATTATCTCCAATAGATGGACTTAATGAAAGAATAATTTTAGAAAACTATATACCTGCAGGGATGATAGGAGACCAGAAAAAATTGAATCAAGGGGGAGGAAATAGTGAGTAAAAGAAGTGAAGTTCAAACAAGAAGTATAAATGTAGAACTAAAGACAAGAGAAGAACCAAACAATGAGGAAATGTTTATAGAAGGTTACTTTGTTGTATTTAATCAACCTACAGAATTATGGACAGGAGCCTTTGAAGAAATAGCACCGCAAGCATTAGATAAAACTTTAAGTAATGATGTAAGAGCTTTAATAAATCATGATACTACGCTTGTACTTGGAAGAAACAAGGCAGGTACATTAGAACTAAAAACAGATACAAGAGGATTATGGGGGAAAGTAAAAATAAATCCAAAGGATACTGATGCAGTTAACCTTTATGAAAGGGTTAAACGTGGCGATGTTAATCAGTGTTCCTTTGGATTTAATGTTTTAGCAGAGGAAACAGAGTGGAGGGATGATGGCACAGTTAAATGGACAATAACAGATTTAGATCTTCATGAAGTTTCTATATGTACTTTCCCTGCTTATGAAGAAACAGGAGTACAAGCAAGACATAAACAAGTTGAGCAGCATAAGGAAAAACAATTAGAACAAAGAAAGAAATCTTTGAAAGAGAGGTTAAAATAATATGGCTTTAAAACAATTAATGTTAAGAAAAAAGATACAACAAAAAAGAACTACTTTAGCTGAACTACAAAATCAGGAGGAAACTTTTAAAACTAGGTCAGTAGAATTAGAAAAATCTATAGATGAAGCTGAAACAGATGAAGAAATTGCAGTAGTCGAAGGTGAAATTGAAAAATTAGATAATGATAAAGCTGATTTAGAAGAAAAGAAAGGAACTATTGAAAGTGAAATTGCAGATTTAGAAGATGAGCTAGAAAAGTTAAATGCTAATGAACCTTCTATTAATCCAGAACCAACAGCAGATCAAGGGCAAGAAAGAAATAAAACTTTTAGAGGAGATGAAGTTACAATGAAAAGACACAAATTTTTTAATGGTATGGAAAGAAGTGCAGTGCAAAATTTAATCCAAAGGGAAGATGTAAAAGAATTTATAACAAGAGCTAGGGAATTAATGAATCAAAAAAGAAGTGTCACAGGTGGAGATTTAAATATCCCAACAGTTTTCCTTGAAATGTTAAGGGACAACTTAAATCAATACTCTAAATTAATTTCTAAAGTTACTGTAAAACCAGTTACAGGCAAGGCAAGACAAAACATCGCAGGAGCAGTACCAGAAGGTATTTGGACAGAGATGGTTGGAAAGCTAAATGAGCTAGATATTGTATTTAATCAAATTGAAGTTGATGGCTATAAGGTGGGTGGATTTATTGCAGTACCTAATTCTTTACTTGAAGATTCAGATATTAATTTAGCAAATGAAATCATGGTATCTATAAGTCAAGCCATTGGACTTGCTCTTGATAAAGCGATTCTTTATGGAAAAGGTACAAAAATGCCTGTAGGTATTGTTACAAGACTTGCAGAAACTGCAAAGCCCGCTTATTGGAAAGATAGCGAAAAAGCTTGGATAGATTTACACACTTCAAACTTATTAGTAATAGATGCAGCTGCTAATACAGACCTTTTATTCTATAAGGATTTAACTTTAAAGTTAGGCAAAGCAAAAGCTAATTATTCTAATGGCGAAAAGTTCTGGGCAATGAATACAAATACAAAGGCTACATTAACAGCAAAAGCACTTACTATTAATGCAGCAGGTGCTATTGTTTCTGCTCAAACAAATACAATGCCAATCGTAGGTGGTGAAATTGTTACTTTAGATTTTATCCCAGATAACATTATTGTTGGGGGTTATGGTTCTTTATACATACTAGCAGAAAGAGAAGGAGCAACACTTGGACAATCTGAACATGTACAATTTATAGAAGATAACACAGTGTTTAAAGGTACTGCAAGATATGATGGTAGACCTTTATTTGGAGAAGGATTTATTGCAATAAACATTAGTCAAGCAGATCTACAAACTCCACCAAAGGCAACAGCAGTAACTTTTGCAGCAGATACAGCTAATTAATAGGGAGGATGATTAAAAATGAAGGTAAAAGTAGTAAGAGTATTTAATGATTTGAAAGAAAAGAAAACCCACGAAATTAATGAGGAATTTGAAGTCACAAAGAAAAGGTATGAAGAAATTCTTGCAGCTGATAAGAAAGAGCCATTTGTAGAAATAATCGAAGAAGATGATAAAGAGCTTGAAAAAGAACCAGAAAAAGAGGCAGAGAAGTAGGTGTTTATATGGACACAACATTGATACTCCAATTAGTTAAAGAAAAGCTAGGTATTAGGACAATTATAAGAGATACATATATCAAAGCAATAATTGAAGGCATAATAAAAGAATTAAAAGATGAGCAGGGACTAACACTGGAAAGTGATAATTCTAGCCATCTTCTTTTTGTTGTAGATTATGCTGAGTGGAGATATTCAAGTAAAAGTAATGGAGATATGCCTAGACATCTACAGTTTAGGCTTCATAATTTAATGATTCATGTTGGGGGTACTACAGCATGAATTATGATTATGAACTAAAGCTCATTTCAAAAACTTTTAAAGATGATGGTATAGGAAATAAAAGACCGATAGAAAAAGAAGAAATTATATTATGTGCTGAAAAGTCTGTTGGAAGAACTGAATTTTATGCAGCTGCAGCAGTAGACTTAAAACCATCAATTGTATTAGTTGTACATAGTTATGAATACAATGGCGAAACAATTGTTGAATATGAAGGCACAAGATACAAGATAATAAAAACTTATAAAGTGAGTTTTGAAGAATTAGAGCTTACTTGTGAGAGGGTGTAACAATGACACAGCAAGATTTATTTAACAGCTTAAAAGCTTTAAATCTACCTTTGGCATATGATCATTTTGAGGTGGACGATAAAAACCCACCTCCCACATTGCCTTTCATATGTTACAAGTTCACTGGCAATGATGGAGATTTATTTGCAGATAACACAAATTATTTTCAAATAAGTAGCTTTAATATTGAGTTGTACACAGAGTTTAAAGACTTGGGAGCAGAGAAGCTTTTAGAAGATAAGTTGAAAGAATTAAAGTTACCCTTTGGGAAATCAGAGGTGTATATAAAAGAAGAAAGAATGTTTCAGATTTTATACTCAATCGAAATATAGGAGGACAAATAATGGCTAATAAAGTTAGATTTGGATTAAGTAATTTACATATTGCTTTTAGAAAATTAGATGGAACTTATGAAATACCAACAAAAATTTCAGGGGTTGTAGGATATTCACCAGAGCCTGCAGGAGACAGCTCGGAATTTTACGCAGATAATACTTTATACTATAACGCTACAAGTAACAATGGGTATACAGCAGATCTTGAATGTGCATTGATACCAGATGAAATTTTAGCAAGAATGATAGGTAGTGAAGTTGATGATAACGGTGGAGTATTAGAAGTATCAGATGGGGAACAAGCAGAATTCGCTATTATAGCACAAGTTGATGGAGACCAGAAAAATAGAAGATTTGTTTATTATTCTTGTAAAAGACAAAAGAACCTTCAACAGAAACTATTAGCGTAACAATAGCACCAACAATAATTGGTGGTAAATCAGCAGTTAAGTATACTTTAGAAGAAAATGATACAAATAAAACAATCTATAATGCATTCTTTGACAAAGTATATATACCTACTACTCAAACTGCATAAGAGAAATATAAAATTGGAGGGTTTATAAATGCGAGAGATAAAAATTGGTGAAATTGAAATAGGGATTAAGGCTAGTGCCTTAACCCCTAAACTATATAAAAGTGAATTTGGTAGAGAGTGCGATATAACAAGGGATATTTTAAATTTAGTTGATGCCAAAAAGCTTATTAAAAGTAATTTAGAGAATAAAGAAATTAATAAAGAAGAAATAGCAGATAGTTTTTTAGAGAGATTTGATACGGTGGTGCTGCAACAATTAACTTATATAATGAACAAAACAGCAAATATAGGTACTGGTAATCCATTTCCTTCATTTGATAAATGGCTTTTGGATTATGCAGAGGATTTAGATGTTTTTACATTAATGAATGATGTTATCGAAGAAGGGATTAAAGGCTTGTTTCCCAGTACTAGGGGAGCAAAGCACCCCACAGCAAGATAATAGTAATGATGAATTTGATGATAATTTTGATTTAAGAATATTAACTATAGCAAAACATATGAAGCTTACTCTTGAAGAATTAAATGAATTTACTGTTGATGAGTTTCTTAAATATGCAAACATATGGACAGAAGATTATAAAAAGGCTAATGGTTATCATGATTCAGAAACGGCTACTAGAAAAGCAACTCAAAGTGATATTGATAAACAATTCTTTATGTAGAAAGCGGTGAGGAAATGAATATAGACATAGATCAATTAGCCAGTGCTATAGTAGATGAATTAGTTAATTACTCAGAAGAAATTACAGACAATGTAAAAGAGGCAGTTAATGTTGTAGCTAATGAATGTAATCAAGAAATAAAAAAGCATATAATCTTTGAACAACCTTCTGGGGACTATGTAAAGGCATTTAGAATAAAGGATACTTATCAAGATAGATATGGAAAAGTTAAAACATGGTTTGTAAGTGGAGACCAATACAGGCTTACACATTTATTAGAAAATGGACATTTAACCAGAAATGGCAGCAGGACAAGAGCATTTGAACATATAAAGTATGGAGAAGCTTTGGCACAAGCAAGAATGGCAGAACTAGCAGAAGAAGCAATAGAAAAGGCAGGCAGAAGCTAGAGAGGAGGGAATATGGCAAGTAAAAGTATTAAAGGGATTACCGTTGAGATTGGAGGAAATACAGCACCACTTCAAAAAGCTTTGGGTGATGTAGACCAAAAGAGCCGAAACTTACAAGCTGAACTTAAACAAGTTGATAAACTTTTAAAGCTTGATCCAAGCAATACAACTTTGATAGCTCAAAAGCAGCAGCTATTACAACAAGCTCTTGAAAATACTAGACAGAAATTATC